AGAGCGGATTTTGTACGGGCTCAACGACGTCGACCCTGTCCGGTGCGTGATCGTTGAGGGCGAGGTCGACAAGCTCTCGGTTGAGATGGCCGGTTTTGTCAGCTGCGTATCGGTGCCGGATGGTGCGCCGGCAGAGAACGCGAAGGACTACAGCAGCAAGTTCACGTTCCTCGACAGCGACGTGGTAAGCGCGGTCAAGGAATGGATTATTGCTGTGGACAACGACGGGCCCGGCAAGAGGCTCGAGGACGAGTTAGCGAGGCGATTGGGCCGCGAGAAGTGCAAGCGCGTCACCTGGCCCAGCGAGTGCAAAGACGCGAATGACGTCTTGCGCTCGTTCGACGCACAAACTCTGCGCGAATGTCTTGAGAACGCAGAGCCTTTTCCGCTTGCCGGTGTTTTCTCCGCGCTGGACGTGTCGACCAAGGTCACGACGCTTTTCTCGAAAGGCTGGGAGAAGGGCGTTTCGACCGGATGGGACGAGGTAGATAGGTTCTACACCGTGCGGCCAGGTGAAGTGACCATCGTCACGGGGATTCCCAACAGCGGCAAATCCAACTGGGTAGATGCGCTGGTAATCAACCTGGCGTCGATTCACGGGTGGAGTTTTGCGATGTTCTCCCCTGAGAACCAGCCGCTCGAGGATCACGTCGCGCGGATGATGGAGAAGCGGGCTCGAGTGCCGTTTTACGATGGGCCGACGTCGCGCATGGACGAATCTGAATTCACGGAGTCCATGCAGTGGGTGAACGATCACTTCACATGGATTCTGCCCGACGATGACAGCGACTGGACCATCGAAACGGTACTGGACCGGGCGAAGGCGCTGGTATTTCGCAAGGGCATTCGTGGGCTCGTGATCGATCCCTGGAACGAGTTGGAGCATTCCCGCCCTGACGGCATGAACGAAACCGACTATGTGTCGCGCTCGCTCAAGCACATGCGTCAGTTCGCGCGTGCCCACGGCATCCACCTATGGATCGTGGCGCACCCAACAAAGCTGTACCGCGAGAAGGACGGCACCTATCCAGTCCCGACGCTGTACGACATCTCGGGCTCGGCGCACTGGCGCAACAAGGCCGACAACGGCCTGTGCGTATGGCGCGACTTCAAGGACGACAACGCTTGCGTTGAAGTTCACGTCCAGAAGATTCGCTTCCGCCAGATCGGCCGCATAGGCGTTGCGAAGCTGCGCTATCTGAAACCAACGGCGAGCTATCGAGAACTGTCATTCGGAGAGCGCGCATGAGAATCCCCACCCGTAACGACATCTGGAAAGCGCGTTTAAGGATTCATCCCATAGACAGGCCGAGCAATGCGAGAAATCGGTGTCGGGTTTGCACTGTGGAATTGCCGCGCGGAAAGGATACGTGCGGTGCGTGCGGGAATCGAAGGGCGAGGGGACTGTTGTGAGCAAGTTCAAAACGATGGCTATTGTTTTTCTCGTGGCCATTGCTGGGTGTGAGAAGACCAAAGTGGAAGAAGCTGTTGACTTGCAGAAGGGCGCGCTGCGTCGAGAGCTATTTGCCGAGTGCATGAAGCTTCTGCCCGCAGGTCCAAATCACACGAAGTACAACGATTGGGCTGAAGTGGTTGAGACCTGCAACAGCCATTCGCTCTACCTGCTTAACACCACATGCCCGGGAAAAACCTGCAATTGGAAGCCGGAGTAGAGACCGCGTGACCCTAAGCCCCCACCGCCGCGACACCGAGTTAGAGCTATGGATCTGCTCGCGCCTGAAGCTGCCGCACCTGTTTTCAGGGGTTACAGATACAGGGACGAGGAGAGACCGGTTGAAGGTATTGCTGCTGGAGCGAGGCCTTACCGATTCGGTAGCGGGTCGAAGGGAAGGGGAGCCGATTGCGTGGAGAGCGGTGTATCGAAATCTGTACGGGGAGGAGTTGTGAGTCCCGTGACCATCGGAAACGCCACGCTGTATCACGGGGATTGCTTGGAGATACTGCCGACTCTTCCTAGGGTCGATGCGGTGGTGACTGATCCGCCGTATGGGCAATCGTACAAAGTCAACACGTTTTATGCTGGCGGAACTAGAGAAAGTGCCGTTGTTCAGCGCAACGGAAAGACTCTGGTTGTTAGACCGAACATCTACCCAGATATCCACGGCGATGATCGGCCATTCGATCCGTCACCGTGGATTACCTTCGCACCTCGCGTGGTTTTTTGGGGTGCTCACAAGTTCGCTGACCGCTTGCCGCCTGGCGGCTGGCTTGTTTGGGACAAAGTCCCAACAGGGAAGATTCGCGACCAAGGTGACGGAGAAGCGGCGTGGATCAACTGCGATCAGCCAATGCGGATATTCAGGCTTCTTTGGGACGGCCTGTGCGTTGGAACCGGCGCGCGTCACGAGGTGACTGCAGGCCAGAAGCGCCACCATCCAGCGCAGAAGCCAGAAGCGTTAATGGCGTGGACGCTTGAGCAGGCCGGAGCTGCCGGCGTCGTTCTTGATCCATATATGGGCGCCGGGTCGACCGGCGTTGCCGCGATCAAGCGCGGCCTGCCATTCATCGGCATCGAGATCGATAAGCGCTACTTCGACATCGCCTGTGAGCGCATCGAGAACGCGCAGAGACAAGCAAGGATGTTCGCATGAGACGCGCCGCCAAACGCGACCAGTCCGAGCAAGCCATCGTCAAGGTGCTGAGAGCTGCGGGTTGGGAAGTGCACATCATCGGCCAGCCTGTTGACCTTCTGGCCATCAAGGGCGGCGTGATTCGATTACTCGAAGCGAAGACCCCGACCAAAACAGGCCGCATACCGAAACGTAAAGACCAGCCTAAGCAGAACGAATTCTGCGAGCGGCACGGTATCCCGCGTGTTGGAACGCCAGAGGCCGCCCTTGAGGCTTTGGGCGAGAACTACTTCGGAGAGAGGTAAATGAACGCCGCTACCCACCACTACATCCAAACCAATCCCAGCAATCTATTGAAGTTGAGTTAACACAATGGCCGCACCCTTAGGAAATCAAAACGCAGTCAAAGGCCGTAGATGGTCCAAGGCTATCGAACGGGCTGTGGACGCATGGCCTGAAAGAGCTATTTCGCTGGAGATCAACAAAGGCCTGGACAAGATGGCCTATGAATTCGTCGCACGCATGGTCGAGACCAAGGACATCGCGTTCTATCGCGAGTTCGGGGACAGGATCGACGGCAAGGCACCGCAGGCGATTGTGGGCGATGACGAACTGCCGCCAGTGATACGCGGTGTTGTGACGTTGGTGAAGCCGGATGGCACCAGCGGCGGGGAGGGTGAGTGAGCGCCCCTGACCCAAGCTACGAAGAAAAGCTAGAGGCGTGGTGTCGCCAGAACATGGTTCGCATCGAGGTGTACGCCAGCGGCGGTTACGGCTGCTTGGACATCAAGCCAGTTGACGACCCTGCGAAGGCTTGTGTCGATGAAGAGGTCGCAGATGCGATGGAGTGGAACAGGTGGAGCAAGCCATGAGCAAGCCCCGCGTCACGACAGCGGAGCAGGATGCTGAGCTTGCAGCCTGGTACACGCATCTACGCTCCCTTGGCAGCGTTCAGCAAAAGGCGAGAGAGCTAGGCATCTCGGTGTGCGCGGTCTACGACGCCATTGCGCGCGGGCAGGGCAAGCCAACAGCTGGGGCGCGTTTCAAAGTTCGCGATCACGTTCCACGTGAATCCATCGACAGTGAATCCATTGAGCTAACTACCAAAGGCGCAGTATGATCATCGACACCAACTTGATCGGCATTCGCATCCAGCTGACACGCTGGGGTCGTATATGCCGCGCTCTCGGCATCGGCTACCCAAGCATGGCCGCAACTGAAAAGGCGCGCATAGGGCGCGGTGGCTCGTTTAACGGCCCATCATTGCCGCCCGACCTCGAGGAGATCGACCACGAGGTAACGATTGCGCCCATAGAGCACAAGCGCGTGATCATCGAGGTCTACACCAAGACCGGCACATGGCGTGAACACGCGCTGCGTCTGGGATTCGGCAAGGACCTGTACTACGACAGCCGCAAAAGAGCGGAAGTGTATTTAAACAGCCAGTTGTGCAAGCCGAATAGAAATCTACACTTCATGCACGCTGACTCATTGTCAGCATAATCCGACTTCCCCAACTCGTGCGCCACCCGCGTCGAGCCTTCAACCCCGCCTGGTGCGGGGTTTTTCTTTTCTGGAGCATCACTTGGCCAGTTTCGTCAAATACAACTCGTTCGTGGAAAAGCTCGCTGAGAAGGTCCACAACCTGGGCTCTGACCAGCTGGTGATCGCGCTCACGAACTCGACGCCGACCTCTGCCAATGCGGTGCTGTCGGAACTCACTGAAATCACCTACACCAACCTGTCGAGCAGGAACGTCACGACCAGCGCCAGTTCGCAGACCTCCGGCACCTATTCGCTGGTGTGTACCGACCTCGTACTGACTGCCAGTGGCAGCGTGGGGCCGTTCCGTTACGCCGTGCTCTACAACGACACGGCAACGAACAACGATCTCATCGGGTACTGGGACTACGGGTCGTCCATCACGTTGGCCAACGGCGAGACGTTCACCGTGAATTTTGGCGCGTCAGTCCTGACGATTGCTTAAGCCATGGCCTTCCCCTCAACCGCAGGAACCGCACCCGAAGCCCTAAGCGTGGCTTGGGTGAGTGCGATGTCCGTTGCAGGCGCGATCAAGACCGACACGCAGGCTGTACGGGCGCAGAGCCTTGCCGGAAACGTCGGTGCGTCTCGCATCCTCAACCACCTGACCTTCCTCGCCGACCAGAAGGCACGGCTACAGGCCATTGCAGCATTACCCGGTATCGGCGCTTATGCACAGGCACAGGCCAATGACCCGGGATTGAACGTGGCCACCGAGTTCACGGCCATGCTTGACGCGATGGACGGTGTACGGGATTGGGTGATTGCAAACTTCCCGGCATCTGGCGGCTTCCTTCAGGCGCAGAGCATTCAGGCTGACGGTCGCACCACTGACCGTCAGTTCAGCACGGTGCAGCTCGCGAACTACCGCACGCAACTGGATGCGCTGATCGCTGCGATCAACTGAAGGTAGCCGATGGCGATCTCCGTAGACGCATCGGTTACGCGCTGGACGGGCACGCCGTCTGGAACAGCCGCGATCACGTCGGCGAGCTTTACGCCCGCCAACAGCTCGCTGCTCGTGCTGTGCATCAATGCGGACGAAGGCGACCCCGGTACGCCGGTAACGCTCGCCGTATCGGGTGGCTCGCTCACGTGGACTGAGCGACCAAGGCGCGGCAATAGCGAGTCCGGCGCCGGTCTCGCAGCGATCTGGACAGCGCCCGTTGCGACGGGCTCGAGCATGACGATCAGCGTCAATCGCTCGGCTGGCACGGGCGGGACGAACCGCCTCTCCGCCAAGGTCTACATCGTCACCGGGCAGCACGCGAGCCCGATAGGCAACAGCAACACCGCTGACTGGACGACGAACCCTCAGTCGCTTGCGGTTACTGCTGCTGGGGCAGGGCGGTTATTCGGCTGCGGTACGGACTGGAACCAGACCGGAACGCCAGTATCGACGGACACCGAGGACGGCGCTGACTACACAGGCGCGATCTCGGTCATGTCGGCATACAAAGCCGCTGACCACGCAAGCGGGTCTCAGAGCATCCAGTTCGACCCGGTGGGGACACCATCGGGAAACGTGGTGGTGCTGGAGATCCTGGCTGATGCCGGGGGCGGTGCCTACGAAGTAGCCGCAGATTCAGGTTCCTTCACGCTAACTGGCACGGCTGCTGACTTGCAGTCCGGCCGTGTGGTTGGTGCTGACTCCGGTTCGTTCACGTTAACCGGAACGGATGCAGGGCTTGAGCGCGGCTACCCGATAAGCGCGGACTCGGGTTCGTTCGAGCTTGCTGGCACAGATGCGACGCTCACAGCGACGCGCACGCTGTCATTCGAGAGCGGGGCATTCACCCTCACGGGAACAGATGCTGATCTCGAGTACGACTCTCTAGACGCCACGCTCGATGCTGACGGCACGAGCTTCACGTTCACGGGCACCGATGCCGAGCTAACCGCTACCCGCACCATCAGTGCTGACAGCGGCACGTTCGAGCTTACTGGCGGGGATGTAACGCTTGAGTTCGGCGGCTATGTACTGGTCGCTGATGTCGGCTCGATTGTGCTCACCGGCCAGGCGGTGGAGTTTGAGACCACGGCTCCAGTACCAGAGCCCGAGGTAGTCAGCCAAACACCTGCTGGAACATCTCGCAAGCGCCGCCTCTACGTCGAGATAGACGGACAGCAATTCCCGGTTGAGAGCGTTGCAGAGGCCACTGAGCTGCTACAGCGCGCACGCGCCCTTGCTGAGAAGCAGGCCGATGAACGCGCAGTTGTCGCTACCAAGAAGCTCAAGCGCAAACGTGTTGTACCCAAGGTACGCATTGCAGCGCCGGTTATCACGGTATCGCCACAGATCGCGGTCGATGTATCGCCGCTGATCGCCGATATCGAACGGCTGTACCGACAGGCTGCTGAGACAGCAGAGCTTCGGCTACTGCTCATCCGGCAGATGCGGGAAGAGGACGAGGACGAAGCGGAGTTGTTGTTGCTGATATGAACGCCGCAGTCGAAACCGTCACCTACCCGATCCCGCACAAGTTCGCGCCGTTCCTGAAGCCTAAGCGATTCAAGATCGCCAAGGGAGGACGAGACTCTGGTAAGTCGTGGACCATCGCCCAGCTGCTGCTGCTCGAAGGTGCATCGAGACCTATCCGGGTCGGGTGCTTTCGCGAAGTACAGAAGTCGCTCAAGGATTCGGTCTACACGCTGCTGTTAGACCAGATCAAGCGACTTGGTCTCTCGCACTTCTACACCGCGACCAGGGAAGAGATCAGGGGCGGTAACGGGACATCGTTCGTGTTCTCGGGCCTGTCCTTGCAGACGAAGGACTCGCTCAAGTCGTTTGAGGGTTTGGACTATGCGTGGGTCGAGGAAGCGCATTCAGTCTCCCAAGGTAGTTGGGACGTACTGACGCCGACCATCCGCAAGCCGGGCTCAGAGATTTGGTGCTCGTTCAATCCTGAACTGGACACAGACCCCGTTTACAAGATGTTCGTCGCCAAGGAACGCGACGACACGGTTGTTGTATCGGTCAACTGGTACGACAACCCGTGGAAGTCCGACGCGCTCGATAGCGAACGCGAGGCGATGAAGCGCGACGATCCCGAGAAGTACACGCACATCTACGAGGGTCAATGCAGGCCCGCCGTAGAAGGCGCGATCTACTACAAGGAAGTCTCAGCCTTACGTAGCTCCGGCCGGTTCCATGCCGTGCCGTATGACCCGATGCTCAAAGTCCACGTCGTGTGTGACCTGGGCTTTAACGACTACATGTCGTTGCTGCTCGTGCAGCGGCTGGCGTCCGAGATACGCGTGATCCGCTACATCGAGGACAGGAAGCGCGACATACCGAGCTACAGCCAGGAACTTAAAGACCTGAAGTTCAACTACGGCACGGTCTACCTACCGCACGACGCCCGCGCGACAACGCTCACGGCTGCGAGCAACCCCATCGGGGCGACGGCGCAGGAGCAGTTCAGGAACCTCGGGTGGACGACCGAGATTGTGCCGAACATCAACGTCGAGCAGGGCATCAGGAAGACGCGCGAGACATTCCCGCGCGTGCACGTTGATTCCACCAACGCCGCTGAACTCATGAACCGCCTTGCCAGGTATCGCCGGCATGTGAAGCCCGATGGGCAAGCGACGATTCCTGTTCACGACGACCAGTCACACGGTTCAGACGGGTTCCGCTATCTCGCGCTCGTGTGCGACCAGATGACAAACGATTCTGATGATGGATGGGGCAAGAAGTTGAAGTACGACAATCGCGGGATTTATTGAGGATAGCTAGTGCCAGACGTTGAACGCCTTCTAAACGCCATCGATGCAGCCGAGGAGAACTCCTATGGCTCCGATTCCGATGGCCAGTTGGCGAAAGAGCGCGCTGTCGCCGTAGACCTCTACCTCGGGCGCAACATCACGCCCGCCCCCGATGGCCGCTCACAGGTTGTGGACCGTTCGGTCTACGAAACCGTGCAGTGGATGATGCCTAGCTTCTCGCGCATCTTTGCCAATGGCGATGACGTCGTGGAACTTCCGCCCGTGGGTCCCGAGGATGAGGAAGGCTCCAAGCAAGAAGCGCAGTTCCTCAACCACGTTCTGCTGCAAAAGAACAACTGGTTCGAGATATTCGATACGGCTGCGAAGGACGCCTTGCTCACCAAGGCCGGATACCTGCATCCCTACATCGAGAAGCGCAGGCAGATCGAGCTAGAGAAGTACGAGCGCCAGACCCCTGAGTCCATTGCGCTCATCATGCAGGACCAGCCGGATGTCGTGAGTCAGAAGGAATACCCCGATCCTGACTACGTAGAGCCTCCTCCGCAGCCGATGATGCAGCCTGGTCCCGATGGTCAACCCATGCCCGTGCTGGACCAGATGGGTCAGCCCATCATGCAGCCGCCGCCTCCTGCACCGATGCTGTATGACATCGAGATACGCAGGACGAAGGTCGAAACGCACTACTGCATAAAGGCCTTACCCCCTGAGCGGTGCAAGATCGCGGAGAGCACGGACACGGTACAGGTGTCACGCAGCTGCCCGTACTTCGAATACTACGATTTCCCGACCATCTCCGACCTTCGCGAGATGGGTTACAAGGTTGAAGACGACATCGGCGACGGTTCGTCGGACGACACTGAGGAAAGCCAGGCTCGAGACCAGTACAACGAGCAGGGCGACGAAGACATCAACCAGAACGACCCCTCGATGAAGCGGGTCAAGTGCCGGTGGGTGTGGATTCGTCACGACTACGACGATGACGGTATCGCGGAATTGCAGTACGTCGTTCGCGTGGGACAGACGATGCTGCACCGGGAGGAAGTCACCCGCATTCCGGTGGCCGTGCTGTGCCCGGACAAGTTACCGCATAGGCATGTGGGCTTGTGTCCTGCCGACATCGTCAGTGACGTCCAGCAGATCAAGACCGCGATCATTCGTCAGGGGTTGGACAACCTCTACCTGTCGAATAACCCGGTCAAGTACGCAGACCCCAAGTTCGTCAATCTTGATGACATGCTGGTGTCGCGTTCAGGCGCGACGGTGCGACTGAAGCCGGGCGCGGTGTTCGGCCAGAACTTCGGCGTCATGCCAATCCCGTTTGTGTTCCCTCAAGCTATCGAAGGCTTGGGGTACATGGACCACGTCCGCGAAACCCGCACGGGAGTAAACAACAGCTTCCAGGGGTTGGATGCCGGACAACTGACCCAGCTCCAGCCCGGCACGGTCAATCAGATCAGCTCCATGGCGGCGCAGCGTACCGAGCAGGTCGCGCGGCATTTCGCCAACGGCGTCACCGAGCTGATGTCGATCCTTCACGAACTCATCCTCAAGTCCGGCCACAAGAAGGAAGTCGTCCAGCTTCGCGGCCAGTGGGTGACGGTCGATCCCTCGACGTGGAGAAAGCGTACCGATTTTCGCATCTCGGTTGGGTTTGCGGCTGGTAACAAAGACGCGCAGATCACGCGCCTGATGATGATCGGCAACATGCAGAAAGAAGCCATGGCAGGCGGCCTCTCCATCGTAAGCGAGGAGAACGTCTACGAGACCATGAACGAACTCATCAAGGCCGCAGACATGCAGGCCCCGCAGAGATTCCTGACGCATCCCTCCAAGGCTCAGCCCAAAGGTCCGCCGCAGCCTGACGTGACGGTCATGGCGATGGAGCAGATCAAGAGCGAGACGACGCTACAGGTCAAGAACGCAGAACTCGAGACCGAAAAGCAGGTCAAGGCTGCCGAGATCGAAAAGGACAAGGCACTCGCCCAACTCGACTCGCAGACCAAGCTCACCATCGAGCAGATGCGCGCACAGCACACGGCGCAGTTGAAGGAATTTGACGCCCACAATGCGGTGGGCATGAAACAGCTGGAAGGCCAGCAGTCCGCGCAGCTGGAAGAAAAGCGCATTCAGTTGAAGAACCAACCCGCAGCCGAATTAGCTGGACAGGTGAAGGAACTCGCCAACCAGTTAGGCGATGCCATCGAGTCCATGCGTGAGGCATTACAGACCGTGCTCACGGCCAAGCGGCAAATCCGCAGAGGCAAGAACGGCAGGGCCGAGGGTGTGGATGTGATCGGCCCTGACGGCGCTGTAATCGCCTCTCAGAGCATACAACGCGATCCTGACGGACGAGCGGTAGGGACGCTGTGACGCTTCAGGAAGAAGCAGATCGCGGCCAACGCGCTGCGAGGCTCATTGCTGACCCCATGCTGCAAGAGGCATTCGGCTCAGTCGAGCAAGCCATACACGAGAAGTGGGCCGACTGTCCGTTACGAGACAGGGAAGGCGCACACGAATTGAAGTTGATGTTGAAGCTCTTAGGCGACGTAAGGGCGGTCTTGGAGTCAACCGTGGCGGACGGAAAGGTTGCTGCCGCGGAACTCGAAAGACTCAATCGTCGTGTACTCACTCCCGCTCAATGGAGCGGTAGAGCAGGTTAATCATGATCGATCAAACGAATGGACAAGCCGACATGGCATCCATTGAAGCCCGTGCCAGTGCCATTTTTGGCGATGCCCCCAAGGCCCCAAAGAATCCAGTCGAGCCCCAGGCCAAGCCAGAAGAGCAGCCGCAGGAAACTGGTGAAGCGCCGGACCCGGAGACTGTTGAGACGCAGCAGGAAGGCGATGCTCCGGCAACGGAGGAAACCTTCGACTTTGAAGCGGACGGCGTTACCTACGCCATCCCCAAGGCACTGCAGAAAGCGTTTCAGCAGCAGAAGGACTACACGCAAAAGACGATGGAGATCGCCGAACAGCGTAAAGCCTTCGAGTTACTGCACGAGCAGGCCCGCATCGCGAACTTCCGTCAGGCGTTCGAGGCAGAGGCCGCAACTGAGCTACAACAGCTCCAAGCGTATGACGCCGTGCTGAAGCAGCCCGTCGATTGGGCTTCGATGTCCACCGATGAGGCCTTCCGCGCGAAGATTCAACGCGATCAATGGAAAGACGAGCGCGACGCTATCGCGAAAACCCTGCAGGGCAAGTACCAGCAACACGAGAAGAATATTCAAGACGCGATGAGAGAGTTCAAGGCAAAGGCTCTCGATACCGTCTCGAAGAAGATTCCCAACTGGGGCGAAGCCACGCAGAAGGCAATCCGCGAACACGCAATCGCAGAGGGCTACACGGCTGCTGAGCTGGATTCAATCGTTGACCCACGGCACACGTTGACTTTGTGGAAGGCGCAACAGTTCGACCAACTGAAAGCCAAAGCCACCAAGGCCGTTGCTGATGTCAAAACGGTGAAGACCACGCCTAGCAATCCCATGCCTCAGCACGTCAAAGACAAACTCAATTTCCGCAAGGCGCTTTCCAAGGCTCAGCCCGGCGAGAAGCGAAAGCTCGTCGAAGCGCGCGCGGCACAAATTTTCTCGAGGTAAGTAATGGCTTTTGTAACTGGCACTACGTGGACGCACGCTACGGCGTCGTCCATGACCTATGGCACCCAGCAGCGCGAGGACGTGGAAGACGTTCTGTGGCAGTTGGACCCGATGGACACCTGGGCGCTGTCGAATCTCGACAAGGTCTCGGCGACCGGCACCTTGCACGAGTGGCTGTCTGACACTCTGGCGGCTCCCGGCACGAACATCGTCGAGGAAGGCGATGACGCCTCCTACGCGACGGCTTCCCCGGCTCCTCGCTACGGCAATTACCAGCAGATCATCCGCAAGACCTTCATCGTCTCCGACACCTTGGACGAGGTGAAGAAGATCGGCCGCGATACGGAAACCGGCCGTCTCGGTGTCAAGCTCATGAAGGAGTGGAAGCGCGACGCCGAATACGCTCTCGTGCGCAACCAGATCAGCACCATCGGTGGTGCGGGTACTGGCCGTTCTTCGGCCGGCATGGAAACGTGGATCTACGGCCCCACGGCGCAGACCGCGAACACCATCGCGAATGTCGTGGCGGCCACGCTCTCGGCTGCGACGGCTACTACCCCGTCTCTGGCGACTGGCGGCATCCCCGGCACGGCCATCACGGACGGCGGTACTACGGCGGCTCTGACGGAAGGTTCGCTTCGCATGGCACTTGCGGGCGCGTGGGAAGACGGCGGCGATCCGCGCGTCATTCTCGCGAGCGCGCAGAACAAGACGGCCATCGACGGCTTCTCTGGTGTCGCTACCCGCATGGTCGATAGCTCGCCCAACAAGCAGGCAACGATCATCGGTGCGGCGAACATGTACGTGTCGAGCTTCGGCTCGCCTCACATGGTGGTCCTGAGCCGATACGTGCGTAACCAGGCGGTGATGTGCATCGACCCGGACTACTGGGCGGTGTCGTATCTGCGCCGTCCGAAGGTGGTCCCGCTCGCCAAGACGGGTGACGCGACCAAGAAGATGATCATCGGCGAACTGGGCCTCGTGTGCCGCGCGCCTCTGGCGAATGGCAAGGTCGTCAGCCTCGCGCCGTAATGTGGTGATTGTCGGTCATGGACCCTCCGTCCTTTGTGGGCGAGGGTCCGTGATCGATTCACACAAGACCGTCATCAGGCTCAAGGCTGGCTTGGTTCCAAGTCAGTTGCCTGAGCACTTCGGGACGCGCACGGATGTTATCTGTGCGCGCTCCCACCTATTCGAGCGGCCGGGCGTCAAGTTTTGGCTGTTCCCCGCTCTGCCTGACCCGGTGGCGGAGAAGTGGCTGAAGCACTACTGGGAGTTCGGCCCCAAGACAAAGGGCGGTAAACCTTCGGTCGGACTCTGCGCGATTTTCCTCGCGATGGAGTACCTGAAGCCGAAGAGCATTTCCCTGATCGGCTTTGACCGCGTGTTGAATCCGCTGGATGACACCAGTGGGAAGTGGAACCAGCGGCCGTTCAAGAATCGATTTGGTACGGGCTCGCACGACCAGGACGCCGAGGGGCGTTGTGTGCGGGCACTGCCTGTGAAGATCGTCAACTTAGCTGAGATGCCATGAGTAAATTTGTCGATTTTGACCATCTGCGCGGTATGGAAACGCGCATCTCCTTTCACCAGCACGGTGACATGGGAGAGCAGCAAATCCACTACTCGCAGGACGTAGAACCATTGCTTGACCTCACCAGCATCGAGCGAAGTCAGGGGTTGGCGGATAAGCAGGCGAAGACAGCGAAGTGGGGCGAGGAGATTCACCTTTACGCCCGAATCCCACCGGTGATCATTCTCGAGCTCAAGAACAAGTGGGGCGTAGACATCTTCAAGAAGGACCATCTGAAGAAGGCCTTCGAGATAATCAACCTGCATTACCCCAAGCTCAAATGCACTGAGAAAACGCATCGGTTAGGCAAGGAGCAGCAGGTGTTCGTTTGAGCGCGGTAATCCAGCTGGAGCCCGCAGGCCCGAACAAGGATCTGGTCGCGGCGATGGAATTTCTCGAACGCGGCGACATCGAGAAAGCAGACAAGATCGTCAACGATCATCTGATGCGAAGTCCCGACGATGCACAGGCGCTGTGCTTGGTCGTGGACATCCTGAAGAAAGCCAAACGCATTCCCGCTGCCTATCATTTGGCCAAGAGAGCGACTGAGCTACGGCCTGACCGTGGCGAGACGTGGTGCGCGTTAGGTGGTGCTGCGCAGGAACTCTGGAAGCTGGACGAAGCGATCAGCTGCTACCGCAAGGCCAAGCAGCGCGCGACCAATAACCAGCAGAAAGCCAAGTACACGAACAACATCGCTTCATCCATGCTGGATGGTGGGCAGTTCGAGAAGTCCGAAGCTGTATGTAGAGAGGGCCTGACGCATGACCCAAACGACAGCAGCCTGAACCACAACCTCGGGTTGTCGTTACTCGCGCAGCGTCGTTGGAAAGAAGGATGGCCGCACTACTCGGCATCAGTCGGCACAAAGGCTCGTCTGCTGATGAAGTACAAGCAGGACGAACCCGTATGGGACGGGTCGAAAGACAAGACCGTCGTTGTCTACGGCGAGCAGGGATTAGGAGACGAAATCTGCGCGGCTTCGATGCTGCCGGATGTGATTCGCGACAGTAAGCGTGTCATCTTGGACTGCGACCACAGGCTTGAGGGTTTGTTCCGAAGGTCCTTTCCGCAGGCCAAGGTTTATGGCACGCGATGGAAGAAGTCCACGCAATGGCCGGAACTGTCTGAGGTTGAGGCTTCTATCCCAGGTTTTGAAGTCGGGAAGTTCTACCGAAATGACGCCGCCGATTTTCCGGGAACGCCATACCTTGTGCCGTGTTCTGATCGCCTTGCCATGTGGAAGGCACTGTTCTCCGCAAAGCAAAAGCCGGTCATTGGCATCGCGTGGAGTGGCGGTATTTGGCAAAACGCCTCGCTATACCGACAGCTGCCGCTTGCGGACTGGAAGCCGATTTTCTACGCCATAGACGCGCACTGGGTGTCCCTGCAATACAAGGACGCCTCCAAAGAGATCGAGGGCACTCCGGTCACCCAGTACCGCTACGGGACGTTGACCGATGACTACGACGACACGGCGGCGATGGTCGCGGCTTGCGATCTTGTGATCGCGGTCCAGACCTCCGTCGTCCATTTGGCCGGAGCCTTAGGTGTTCCGTGCTGGGCGATGATCCCAAAGGTTTCGCAATGGCGGTATGGGGAGGCTTTCACAGACCTGCCGTGGTATCGCTCAGTCAAACTATTCCGACAGACCGGCGAGTGGCCGGTAAAGCAGATCGCAGATGAACTCAAGACTTTCCGATAGCTACCGCGACATGCAGCACAAGCTGCACGAAACCGGCTCATACGGTGTCGCGAGCATTCACTACGCGCCGCTTGTCACGCAGATCATCGACAAGCTCGAGATCACGCATCTCCTAGACTACGGTTGCGGTAGTGCGATGAATTTGGGTAAGTCGATCAAGCCCAAACAAAAGCTGCAATACCAGGCCTACGACCCTTGTGTACCTGACCTGTCAGGAGACCCTGTCCCCGCACAACTCGTGTGCTGCATCGACGTGTTGGAACACATCGAGCCCGAGTATCTCGACAACGTGCTGGATCATCTGGTGTCGCTGACGGAAATCGCCGTTGTGCTCACAATCCACACGGGACCCGCACTCAAGAAGCTCTCGGACGGACGTAATGCCCATTTGATTCAGGAGCCGATGCAGTGGTGGCTGCCGAAGCTGTGGGACCGCTGGGACATCCAGACGGTGCAGAAGAACGGCGAGAAAGCCTTTCATGTCATCGGATACGCGAAGCCTCGCTTAGAGGCTGTTGACGGCTCCAAGCTCACCTAAGACATGGCGCAGCCGATCCCCCTTTATTGCGGTTACGACGCAAGGGAGGCGGCTGGGTATCACGTTTTCTGCCAATCGGTGATCGAGCGTTCATCGGTGCCGGTGTCGTTCATGCCGTTACACGGCCCGATGCTCGACGGGTTCGACGGACAGAAGGACGGCACGAACAAGTTCATCTACTCGCGCTTTCTCGTTCCGTACCTGCAGAACTACAACGGCTGGGCACTGTTCATGGACGGCAGCGACATGGTCTGCCTCGATGACATCGCCAAGCTCTGGGCGTTGCGCGAACAGAATTCGTTCAACAAAGCCTTGGCTGTGGTTAAGCATGACTACAAGACCAAGCACCCCAGGAAGTACATCGGGACTCCGATGGAAGCCGACAACGCGGACTATCCCGGGAAAAACCGCAGCTCGGTGATCCTCTTCAACTGTGGTCACTACGCGAACCGACGGTTAACACCGGAACTCGTGAGCGAATCGCCGGGATCGTTCCTGCACCGCTTCCAGTGGGTCAATGACGATCAGATCGGAGAGTTACCAGCTGAGTGGAACCGACTTGCAATGGAACAGGACATCTCGGATGCCTCGCTCGTGCATTTCACTTGCGGAAGCCCCGGGTTCTCTCACTACCAATACTGTGACGGCGCGGACCATTTCCACCGCGCCAGGAAGAACGCTATGCACATGATCGGTGAACGCTGATGGCAGTCGTAAGCTCCTACACCACGCTGCTTTCCGAGGCCGCCAGCTGGCTTGCGCGCAGCGATCTCACTTCAGCAATCCCCGGCTTCGTGCAGGGATTCGAGGAAGATTTCTTAAGCGATCCTGAGAACCTTGGCCCCTGGATGGAATCGGCCCTCAGTGTAACCCTCTCTAACAATGTAGCCGCATTGCCTACAGACTACCTTGGGCTCAGGATCGCTTACTTCTCCGGCAAACTGCCGCTTGAGCGCGTGACGCTCGAGCAGCTGTACAAACGCTACCCGCGTGGTAATGGGTCCTCTGGCGGTCCGCGATTCATCGCAAGGAACGGCTCGAACTTCGAGTTCGGCCCGGAAGCGGCTACAGGCACGCTTCTCGGCACGTACTACGCAAAGCCAGTGCTATTGCGGTCGTTTGCGTCAGACGCCGCCGCGCATTTCCTCATCGTCAACTTCCCGCAGCTGTGCCTGTACGGAACCTTGCTTCACGCCATGCCGTTCATCAAAGACGATGCGCGGTTGCCAACGTGGAAGATGGCCTATGACCTTCAGGTCGAAACCTACCGCGAGCGCATCAAGGAAGAAGGCTGGTCGGGGTCCACGCCGTTCACGGTGGCGGTGTGAATTCCAGCATCGTTTTCAAGGAATGGTTACCGGATCAACCCGCGCTGGGTAGCTCTGGTCTGATACGCGCCGAAAACGTCATTCCCGGTGACGGCGGATACGAGCCATATTCAACCTTCACCGCGAATTCAGGCACGGTTGGTACAGGCGTAATTGGATCTGGCATCGCCACTATGAGTGATGCAGGAGTTCAATTCCTGTTCGTTCAGTCTGGTACGCCTGTCTACGAGGCCGTCAATAACGGGGACAACTGGACGGCAAAGGGATCGGTAAGCGCCGGCTCAGTAGTGTTCGCGCAGTACGATGAATTTGTCATTGCGGTTGGTGAGGCTGCTCGCCCCATTGCCAAAACCATTGGCTCTACCAGCAATTTCGCAATACTGGCGACCTCTGGCACTGCTCCTCCCGCCAATGCGATTGGAGTGGTTGGACAATTTGTGGTCCTTGGTGGCTTGAGCCAAACAACGGGAAGTTCCGGTGCTCTGATCCCGCACGCGGTTCAGTGGTCTTCAATCGATCAGCCAAGGAACTGGCCCACCCCAGGAAGTGCGACCGCCATCGCTTCGCAGTCGGGATTGCAGGAGCTATTCCAAGGCTACGGGAAAGTCCAAGCCATCCACGGCGGCGATCAGTTCGGCGTGATCCTTCAGGAAGGCGCGGTCAACCGCATGACCTATGTAGGTCCACCCGCTGTCTTCCAGTTTGACGTGATCGACAATCGACACGGGTCGTACTTCAAGCAAGGCAGCATCAAAGTCGGCGGCATCACGTACTTTTTGTCGCGTGATGGGTTCTATAAAACCGATGGCGTTTCGGTCGTTCCGATAGGCGACGGAAAGGTAGACAAGTTCTTCTGGAGCAGCTGGAGCGGCAACGGTGCCGACAATTGCTGCTGGGGCTACGACTCCACGAAGAACATGCTGTATTTCGGGTTCAGCATCACGGCGAGCGCCAATCTCGATTCGATCCTCGCTTACAACGTACTGAGCGGACAGTGGTCCTACTGTCGTGAAATAGACGGCTTCCGGCAGTTCATCACGTCCGCACCTGGAACTGACTTTTCGGACGACCTATATGCGTTCTCCGTCACGACCAACAAGGTCTGCGGGACGTTCTCGGGAGCACCGGGAACCGCTGTCATAGAGACAGCCGAAAGCGAGCCGAACGTAGGCGGCAGGACGTATATCGATGCCGTCAAACCGCATGTGGAATCCAGCGGCACAGCGCCGTCGGTGACGATCTCCGTGGGGTATCGCGACACACTCAGCGGAAATGCGAACTACACAACCGAGGCTTCTGCGAACTCGCGCACCGGGTTTGTGAACATGCGCGTGGATGCTAAGTACATCCGCATCGTCGAGACGATCACTGGCAATTTCAACAAAGCAACCGGACTCGATTTTAACGCGAGCATGTCCGGGCAGGCGTGAACCTGTTCTGTCTCGGCAGCGAGCAAATCGACTCGCTGTGGGATGAGTTTGCCCATCACATCTATCGCATGGAGCGCATGGGGTTTCTCGGCGCTGATGAACTACGCGAAGAACTGAAGCTGTCTAAAAAGCAGCTGTGGGGCGTTCAGGACGACACCGGCAAGGTAGCGGGTGTCTGCATCACGAGAGTGTGCGGCAAGTGCTGCGAGATTTACGCGGCAGCCGGCACACAAACCAAGCGCGGACAGATTCTCGCGCTTTACCAACACATTGAGCAGTGGGCTCGAGATATCGGGTGCACACGCATGCGCGTTATCGGCCGCAAAGGCTGGATGCGGATGCTCTCAGGGTATTTAGAGACCGGCATCATTTTGGAGAAGGACTTAGATGAACACTAGCAGCGGTGGAACGACAAGTTCGGTTGGTCCGCCCAAGTGGCAGCTGCCGTATATCCAGCAGGGCTATCAGGGAGCGCAGGATCTGTACAACCAAGGAGGGACCGGTGTTGCGCCATTGTCCTCTGAAACGGAAGCCGCCCTGACTGGAACGGCTGCACGCGCACAAGCAGGCAGCGCAGGCGTCTCTGCGGCTCAGGATGTCAACCAGCAGACCATCAACGGCGGGTTCCTCGGTGCGAACCCCTACCTTGATTCGATGTTCGACAAAGCTGCATTAGCCACGCAGAACCAGCTGGCTTCGCAGTTCGCTGGCTCTGGAAGGAACGTAGATCAGTCCCAAGGCAACCGCGCGCAGCAGCTGAACGACCTCGCGACCGGAATTTATGGCGGGGCCTATGACTCAGAGCGCAACCGTCAGCAGCAGGCCATCGGTATGGCATCTGGACTTGCAAATCAGGACTACGTTGATTTGGGCCAGCTTGCGAACGTCGGTGCCCAGCGCGAAGGCTACGCGCAGGAACTGCTAAACCAGCCTGGCCTCAATCTCGACCAGTACCTGGGGCGAGTGACCGGCAGTGTTGGCTCCACTAGCTACCAGCCATCCACCAGAAATCGTGCGGCAGGGGCCATTGGCGGCGCTTTGCTGGGATCGCAAATGGGTAACCAGTACGGCGGCTGGGGACAGCTTGGCGGCGGATTGCTCGGTGGCGTGTTGGGTGGGTGGGGCTAGTGCCTGTCGATCCTAACTGGGCTTACGGCATTTATTCGCCGCCATCCACAGACGAGGCCGCCTCGCGCGCACAGCAACAGGGCCCTACGTACAACCTGCCAGTCATGGGAGGGCCAACCGTAGATTTCATGCTGACGCCGGGTCACCGCGTCACCTCCTACGACCCGAATGCTACTGAAGAGTCGTTGCGCGCTCGGCTGCTTGCGACATCCGACATGCGCAATACCGGCGTGAAAATCGGCGGATTAACGCAGACGCACGATACGCCAGCCTATTGGCAGGCGTTGCATCCGAACGCCACTCCAGAGGAGCGCGCCGCGCAGGAGAGCGCATACAACAGGCGTATGCGCGAGAACGCTGACCAGGGCAACTTTGCGCCAAGCAGCCCGTGGGGAACCATGGCCGCCATGATCGCGGCTGCTGCTGGTGGTGCGGCGCTGGTAGGCATGGGCGGTGGTGCCGCCGCTGGAGCAGGGGCCGGAGCAGGATCTGGCGCTGGTGCAGCCGGAGCCGGAGCTGGAGCTGGCGCGGGAGCTGGGGCAGGTGCCGCAGGCGCAGGAGCGGCCGGAGCCGGAGCCGGAGCCGCTGGTGCAGGGGCAGCTGGAGCAGCTGGAGCCGGAGGCATAGGCGCAGGATTCGGCACCAATGCGGGAGGCCTTGGGCTTTTCGCCAATGGTGGCACCGCAGGACTTGCGGGACTTGGCGGCGGTAACGCTGGCCTTCTGGCATCAAGCGGTGCCATTGCAGGCGGCGCTGGCGCTCTCGGTGGCGGGCTGCTCGGTAGTTTGACCAAGTACGGCGGTCAAATCGGTAGTTTGCTCGGACAGGCTCCGCCTCAGCAGATGGCAGCTATGCCTATGCCTCAGGGACAGGCGCTACCAGCGCAGCAAGGAATGATGGGCTCCATGCCAATCAGCAGGCCGGTACTTCCCGGAATGCCGGGAGGGCCCATTCAAGGCTTTAGCCGAAGGCCGTATCAATTCGCTGGCCAAACTATCTGGATGTAACGATGTCACTGATGCCGGTCGATCAGAACAACCCTCTCTACAAACTGCTCATGGGCGGGATGGCGATGCCGTCTCCGCAAATCCCAGTGGGCCAGATGAACCTACCGCCGTCCTTCGGGCAGCGTCTTGGCGCGATGGTCGCGCCTCAGGCGGGTGCGCCTCAGCAGGGCCTGCGTGGACTTCTCTCCAACCCCGACTTCGCGATGGCACTGCTCGCGAACTCTGGCGGCCCGCAGAGGCGATCCTTCGGCGAAATACTCGGTCAGTCTGGACTGCAAACGCAACAGATGGGCCAGCAGCGCGAGGATGACGCCTTCAAGCGCAGGTACATGGAAGCGCAGATGGCGGCGATGGGCGGCAAGAAGCAGGCGCAGCCGTCATCCGTGCAGGAGTACGAGTACGCCAAGGCCAACGGCTTCAAGGGCTCGTTTCAGGAGTGGATCACGGCCGGTGGCCAGACATCGCGTCCGTCTGCCGTGCAGGAGTGGGAGTTCTACAACAGCCTCATTGAAGAGGACAAAAAGAACAACACGAACCGCGCGCAGCTTTATCTCGAGATGAAGCGCAACCCGAACTTTGCCGTGAAGGAAGTTAATCAGGTTCCGACGTCTATCCAGCAGTCTATCGTGGGCGGAGTAAACACGCTGCCGCTGTCCACGCTACCGCAGACCGCTGCGGCGGCTGAAACAGTTAAGCAGGCGGAGCAGCGCGGCGGAGCCGTTGGTACGGCGCAAGGCCAGATTGTTGGCGGAATCCAGACCAAGGGGTCCGACGCAGAGCAGATGATGGGAGCTATCCAGATGGCTGGCGGTTTGCTAGACAAATCGACTGGAAGCTGGGCCGGCTCTCTCATCGACAAAGGCGCGGCTGTCTTCGGAAGGTCCACTGAGGGCGCGCAGGCTGGAGCGCAGCTTAAGGTATTGCAGGCTAGCCTTCTGTCGTTCGTGCCGAAGATGTCCGGCCCGCAATCTGATGCTGACCGCGAGGTCTACATCCAGGCCGTTGGCCAGATCGGCGATACCAACACGCCTGTCGAAACCCGCAAGGCCGCACTCAAGACGGTGCAGGACATGCAGAACAAGTACATCCAGAACGCTGGCGGCATGACTAGCGGCTCTGGCGTGAAGCCGAAGGAAACTGCCGCCGAACGCGCTAAGAGGCTTGGACTCTGATGGCCGACGAAGCGCGCCTCAACGAACTGCTCGACCTCGTTGAGCAGGCCCGCGCGGAAGGGGACAAGGACACTGAGGCCAAGGCCGTTGCCGCGTACAAGCGCGAGTCTGCGCCTAACGCTCCGTTCCGAGATATCTACGGCGGCGCTGGCGGCTATAACCCCATTGGCAACAGCATCTCCGGCCTAGTGCAGCGGAGCAACACTGCGCTCGGCATGACGCCTGAGAACCTCGAAGGCATGGGCAACTCCTTCGCGCCTGCTGAGGTCGGAATGCAGATGGCGACTGGCGCTGCATCGTTCCCGATAGCTGGCTTGGCTGGCGTTGGACAGGGAGTAAAGAACCTGTTCTCCCCCGGTATGCCAGCGACTGATCGCGTGGCGCAGGTGCAGAATGCGATGACGTACCAGCCGCGCTCTGGTGCTGGTTCCGGCATGTCACGAGTGGTGAACGCCCCGTTTGAGTTGTACGGAAAGGGCACGAACTACTTGGGCGAGAAGGTGGCTGACACCACTGGCTCGCCTGCGGCTGGCGCTGCTGTCAAAACCCTGGGCGATCTCGCGCCGTCACTGATCGGCGCACGTTCGGCACCCAAGCGCCCTACCGGGCCGCGTCCCACTGGCACTTACAATCCAGAGCCAAAGTTCAACAGCGTCCCTACGACAAAGCAGTTAGGGGATGCCGCCAAGGCAGCATACAAGCGCGCTGAAGACGCTGGTATCGCGATTAGCTCGGATAGCTTCGATGGACTGAAAGCGCGTGTTGCTGACACGCTCAATAAGGAAGGATTAGACAGGGACCTGCACCCGAACACTACGGCTGCGCTCAAGCGGCTTACGGAAGAGTCAGGCCCCATCACGCTTGAGAAGCTAGAGACTTTGCGGCGCATTGCGCTAGATGCAGAAGACACGCTGGTCAAGTCTGACGCCAAGAAGGCTGGTGACATCGTTGATGCAATCGACGAGTACGTGGACAACCTGTCTGATGCGGAGCTAACGAGCGGTCGCGCAAAGGATGCCGCCGCACTCAAGGAAGCCCGCGCGCTGTATACGCGCAAGCGTAAGGGCGAGGACATTGACCGCCTTATCAAGCGTGCCGAATTCTCCCCTTCTGGCTTTGAGAACGGCCTTGCAATCGAGTTTCGCTCGCTCGCAAAGAATGACAGGCGATTCAAGCGGTTTAGTCCCGAAGAACAAGCCGCAATCGAGCGAGTAGCGAAGGGCGGACTTGCTGAGAAAGGCCTGCGCTTGCTTGGTAAAGCTGCACCTACCGGTATCGTTTCCGGGGGCCTCAGCTCTGGCGCTGGCTTCGCCTTTGGAGGGCCTGTAGGCGCTGTTGCTGTCCCAGCCCTCGGTATCGCTGGCCGTGTTGGAGCTAAGTATCTAACCGCCAGGAATGCCCGTCAGGCGTCAGAGCTGGTTCGCGGCGGCCCTACCGCAAACCCACTAGCCACAGACATCCCAATGCTGCCGCTCGAACTGGCGCAAGCATTAGTCGCGCCAAAAGCCGCTCGTTCGCCGGCCAAAGCTCGGACCGCTGAGCAGGTTCGTCAGGATATAGCCCGGCTTTCTTCTCGAGTTCAATTTGAGCTTGCGTCGGAATCAGCGGGATCGCCGAAGGTTCAGGCGGCAATCGCCGAGCTTCAAGCTTTGCAACGCGAGCTTGCAGCCACTCAAGCAGGTAGATGACCTTTGTCATCTGCACCTAACCGTGATGCTCTTCTTTTCCATCATCCCGAAGTGAGCAACGTCAGCGGTCATGACGCCTTGCGGGATGAGTGAGCCATCCGCTGCTAGCTGATCCCAGCCAGTGGCGCAGACCTCGTTCGCCTTTTTGTAGCAGACCGAAAGCGGGACCGCTGCCCCGTCGCATTCGACGCGGTAGATGGTCCCGTTACCTGTATTGAGCTTGGTTGCCGTCGCGCAGCCGCATAGCAGCAAACACAAAAGGATTGTTCTTTTCATGATTTCTCCCTTCAGGAACTCCTGAGGCTAGCACGCGCCCATGGCCCTACAAAAGCTCCCCGTCACCAGCCTAGATGACATTAATCATCAACGGCGGGCGCGCGAGACCATCAATCAG